ACTGATGGAGGTCCCCATGGATCCACCGATCCTGGGTCACGTCCAGGAAATCCGCGCCGGTTATCAAACAAGTATCCATGCTCATTTTAGTAGCTCCTTGATTTGCTCGGCAAGATCGCCGTCATGCTTGAAAACAACCACCGTGTGCTTCCCTTCGGCGATCAGCTTGTTCTGTAGCCGTAGGATGGTAGCATGCTTGTTCCGCGTAAGTTGCGGATCGAACTTGTTGTTCCGGCCCGACGCTGCCCTACGTGCGACGACTCGCTCCAGGCAAAGCTCGATGGGGGTGTCGAGGAAAGCGTAGATGTAGTCTTTACCGTACTTAATGGAGTGGGCCCCCATCGCTCCGTAGTAGGTGCTCTGGAGTAGTCCCTCAAAGATAACGTTGCCCCTGGCGGCGTACTTGTCCACCAGCGCCATAACTTCTGCCGCCGACCCGACGGTGTCCATACCCCCGCAGGTGTTCTCGTATGAACCCAGGACGTAGGTGTATAGATCGCAAATGTAGGCTTCAGGCTTGGGAACGTGGGACTCCACGGCTTGGGCGTCGTACCGTAACATGTACTGACGAACGGCGGTGGTCTTGCCGGCCCCGGAGCAGCCGTTAATCTTGACAATGGTCATACTTTCTCCATGAGGTAATAGGTTGAGCCCAGGCCTTGGGTGGACTTGAGCACTTTGAGGTCGAACCGCTCCGCCATCTTGCGTTGGAACAGGGCGGGATACGTCTGGCGTGTGATCCGTTCCCCGCCCGACAGCTTTTCGTACAGGGGAATCTGATTGGGTAGGTGACACCAGTAGGCTCCGTACTCCTGCATGAGAATATGCTTCCCCGTATCGGACAACCGATTCAGCAGGGTGGCCCATTTCTGTTCCTTCCAGATCTGGTTGAGCGTACACCGATCTGGGTCAATGATATACAGGTCGGCACGAAGTAGGGTGGTAAAGGCATCGCCATGAAGGAACTTGACTCGGGGTTCCACCACCTTGTCTTTGAGGCTTACGTCCGCCTCTAGACAGGTCCACGTAAGAGGTTGGAGCGTGTCCCACATGTCACGAGCTAGCAAGCCGACCCCGCCGAACATGTCGAGCACGTCCATGCCTTTCGGCAGGTCTACGGCCAGTTTATTGAAGAACTGGGGGTATCTCGACACCGCTTTGCCCATGTAAGCGTCAGGATGCCCGAAGGCGGGCTTGTTCACGATTCAAACTCCGCGTCCTTGGCGAACCAGGGTTCGGTCCACGCCCCTTCGGCCAGGGACTCTGGCATGTTCTCTAGCGCCTCTAGCATCTTAACGATACCGTGACCTTTAAGGTGGGGCCACCGGCGGATGTGCTCTTCGCACATGTCCTGAGCGAAGAACACGAGCCATGAATAGTTGGCGTCGTTCCGGTTCGCCCATTCTGTCCAGGAGTGGTTCAGATCGTTGGGACCGAAGATGGGGGAGCCGTTCAGGATGAAGCTGGGTCCGCCCCGCCCGCTCACGTTGGGCTCTATCGTCAGCGACTTGGGTTCCCGCAGGTGCCAGACGTTGGAGAGGTGGATACACGCCCGGATGGGGCCGGATATGACCCAGTTGTCGCTGAGGTCTTTGACCAGGGGGGCGGTATCGCGTCCTGGGTAGATCAGATTGATGCTCATTTACTCTCCGTTAGGGGTGGGGGAACCTCTATTATAGCGCGGGAAGGGTGCGCAAGGCGAGATTTAACTTGGTCTGGGTCGCGTCCTTAGTGGCGAGAGCCTTTACCACATCGGCATCCTTTGTATTGGCCGCCATGATATGGTGGCAGGATACGACAGGAGAGGGTTGACCTTGGCGCCAGATGCGGGCGATGGCTTGTTGGTATAGCTCCAGATCCCAGGTGATCCCGTACCAGCAGATGTCTTTACATATCTCCTGGAGGTTCAAGCCGTGCCCCATAGACTTGGGGTGCCCGATAAGAATGGGAATGTTCCCCTTATTGAAAGAAGCAATGGTCTTGACAATGTCCTTACTCTCGCTAACGTTGACGGCGGTGGGGAACTTGGCCTGTATGCGGCGGGCGTCCTCTATGAACTCGTAGCATACCAAGAGGGGCCGACCTTGCATTTCTTCAATGAGCTCCTCCAGAGCCTTCAACTTCTCGTCGTGGAGTTGGATTGCTAGGTGGTCCTCGTCATAGATGAACCCGTTGGCCACCTGCCGTAGCTTGACCCCGAGGGCAGCAGTATTGAAGACAGCCACCTCTTCATCCTGTAGCTTCAGGATGAAGTCCCGCTCCAGTTCTTTGTACTGCTTCTGAACGGCAGGGGAGAGCTTGATCTCAATGTAATTGTTGATGAGCTCCGGCATCTCAAGGTGGTCTATCGCCATCATGCGTAGCAACTTTCCCCTAACCCGCTCATAGATGCCCGCTTCTGCTCCGGGCGCGAGTAGCCAGGAGAACCCGTCGTGGCTTTGGTACATGTACCGCTGGCGGAAGTGGGTTATGAACTTCCCAAGGCTTTCGCCCATGTCGCATACGTACATCTGTCCAAACAAATCTGCGAGTCCGTTGGGGGCGGGAGTGCCCGTGAGAATGACTCGACGTCTGAACTTATGGAGGTGCTTCTTGAGCGCCTTGAAGCGCTGAGTCGAGCTATCCTTGAACTTGGTGCTCTCATCGATGACGAGCATGTCAAGGTTGACGCCCATGGACCACGGGTCGAGATCAAGAACGCGCGATAGCGACTCAGGATTGATGACATACACAAGATGTTTCTCCTTCAAACGGGCCACCCGATCTTCTGCCGACATTTCCGTCAGGTCGCAAATAGACATATGGGAGAAGTCGGACCACTTCTCTGCCTCGACGGGCCAGACTGTCTTGGCGACCCGCAACGGAGCGACGACGAGCACATGGTCTACTATGGCCGGTATCCAGTTCTGAAGGATGTCGATGGCGGCTAGGGTGGTGCTCGTCTTGCCCAGGCCGGGGTCGAGCAGTAGTCCACAATAGGGCTTTTCAACCAGCCACGCCAACGAGGTCAGCTGATAAGGTCGCGGGGTCCAGGGTTGCGGGGCGCTCATACTTGCTCCAATCTTGTTTGGTGGGCAGATACTTGTGAAATTCAGGAAACTTGCGGAGTTGCTCCCACTTGCTATCGACGTCATCGCCAATAGTATGCGTCTTGGTGACTCCCCACCCTTTGAGCATGCAGAGGATGGTCTCCGCTTCAGGCAAATCGCAGGTACGGTCGGGGGCGCCAGGAGCGGGCATATCCTTTATGCTACCCGCCACAAAAGACAGTACGTGGGGGAAGGGCATGTCCCAAAGGGTATTGGCACACCTGCGGGGCTCGTCTGGGCAGTACTTGTCGGCCTCCAATAGCGATAGTCGAACAGGTCGCTCATAGATACGGTCCTGAAAGTCCATGACCTTCCAGATGAAGTAGGGGCCGAATCCGCACCTCTTGAAACGGGAGATCATGACGCTAACCAAGCCGCTATAGCTGGGGGAGTACATATCCCGCATAATGCCCCTGGGCGTACCCTTGGTCACCATGTTCTCTAGGTATAGCCGACCAACCACACCTCTGGAATGGCGGCGCTCCGTACCTCTGGGGAAATCGTCATAGTTGTCCTGGACGTAGGCCCAGAAGTTGGCTTCTTCCGTATCCCTAGCTGCCGCCAGAGCTCCCCCAAGGTCATAGAACATGAGGTAGTGGAGGGAGAAGCGGTTCAGCCAGTCCTGTCCCTGATCTTGCTTGGCGGCAAATAGGAAGTCATACGTGGGGTCCAGGTCGTGCGTTTCCACCGTTGCTCTGGCGAAGTCTCTCCAGTTCTCGATCAATGCCATGTTTCCATCCCATAAGTAAGGTGATACCGTAGTCCTCGTTGTCTACAACAAAGACTGCAAACCCGGCGACGTTGAGAAGCTCATGCACGTAAAGCTGTAGGGGTTCAGGCTTTTCGCCGGGTCGTTTGAACTCGATGAAGGCTATCCGCCCTGCGTACAGGTAGCCGTAGTCTGGCCACCCCTTCCGCCCGGTTACGTTCAGTCTAATCGGAACCAGCTTGAGGTCCTTCGCTGCGTCCGTGACCTTCGTCTGAATCTCCTGTTCCAGTTTCTTATGCTGCGCCACAGGGTCCTCCTTGACTGGACTTGTAGTCGCACCACCTACATGCTCCGCCAGGATTGGGCGTGTAGGTGGTGTCCTCAAAGATGCGGATAGCCCTGTCCGTCCAGGACTTGACCTTTTGATCCAGCATGTCCCCCCGGATGACCGCCCCTTCGTTGGAAACATGGCCTGTATCGAGGTAAATGGCCCCATACTCGGCACGCTTGACCTGGGGGAAATAACGCATGCCGATAATGCCGTACAGCTCAAGTTGGTCGCGGTGCTCGGGATACTCCCGCCCTGACTTGAAGTCTCGGACCTGTAGAACTGTTCCGTTTACCTCAAACCAATGGACGTCTACAATGGCCTTGATCCAGGGGTTGACCATGTCGGGGGACCAGCCCTTGTCGAGGCACCATGTCTCTTCTGACTTGGCCTGCTTTCCCTTCAGGTCCATAAGTCTCGGACCCATCTTGGCCAACTCCCAGGGAAGCACGTGGGAGTCCGTCTTGAGAAACTTCTCGCAGTCAGTGTGGAGGCGGGAGCCCCGCTCCATGGCCGCGCTCGCCTTGTAGGGGCGATTTTCCAGGTACGAATACTTCCACTTGGCGGGGCAGGACTCGTAGGTGGAAATGCTGGAGTAGGACCAGCGGGTGGGTTTGCTCATGCGTATTTCTCCATATTGTGCCAATTGCAACCCGTCTCCACCTCGGCGATGAATGGGACGTCAAATCGTGGGAGGGACTCCATAGCGTGTTTCAGGTATTCTACGTTCTCCTTGAGGTTGTCTATCGAGGATGAGATAACGTTCTCATCGTGTACGGTCATTAGGAATCGACCCGTTGCCGGCGTCTTATGGTACACAATGATCGACTCCTTGGTCTGGTCGGCGGCAGAGCCTTGGATAAGGTGATTGGCTAGCTTGTAGCTGAAGTCCCAGTTGGTCCCCTCCGGCTTGTCTACAGGTATCCACCGACCACCCCATGTACGGACTCCAGGGCGAGAAGTGACGTCAGCTATGAACTCTTTGAGCCCTGGGAGGGACCGAAGATACATGTCACGGAGCCGTTTGACCTCCCCAAGCTGGTCCTCCATCCTGAGTTGGCTGCTAAGATTGGGCACCCCCGCACCGTAGATGAGGCTGAAGCCCACGATCTTGACCTTCTTGCGGGGGAAATCTAGCCCTGCCTCGTTGTGAAGGATGTCCCTAGCGATCTCGTGGAAGTCGGCCCGAGGATTGTTCCTGTAGATCTCAGCTGCCCGCCCCTCGGCAAAGTGGGCCAGTAGCCGCATTTCCTGACCGTTATAGTCGGCAGCCACCAGGATTTCGCCCTCATCCGGTAAGATGTACTGCCGCATAAAGATCATGGGCGGGAAGCCCAGAATATCTATGTCTTCAAACTCGGTGGGGACATTCTGTAGGTTCGGAGCGGAACAGGATAGCCGTCCGGTACGGGTGCCGTATTCGTCCCCCCGCACCTGGTTCCATGAAGGGTGAAGATGGCCGTCCGATTCTGACATTTCATACCAGGGACGCATGAAGGTCCCTAGCAGCGTCTTTAGCGCCCCCCGGTACCGTAGGAGCGCGAGAAGCTGCGGGTCCTGTACGGCGGCTTCTAGCGATGCCCTAGCGGTGGAGATTCGACCGGTCGGGGTCCGACCGAGCCGGGACTTGTCGACCAGAGGGGAGTTAATGAGGGCCTTAGCTAGTTCAGTCCCAGAATCTACATTGAAGACGCTCCCCACTAGCCTGTGGATGAGCTCCGTAGCCTGGTCGAAGAACACCTGGTAGGTCTGGATGTCTAGCCAGAGTTTGGGGCGGTCGATACGCACACCCTTCTTCTCCATAGCCATCAAAATGGGGGCCAGTTCT